GGCGTGACTGTGAAATACAGCGGCTCTAGCGGAGCGAAGTTGGGCAGCCCGTATGGATCATCTTCCACCCAGATAGGCCAGTCCCACTTGTTCGCTGCGTATAGATACACTCGCCGCGTTGTGCGATCCCAGATGCGATAGCACTCTGTGTATAACGCACGCTCATAGTCCTGACGAGTGCTGTAGCCGTATTCTGCATACGCAGCATTCTCACTCAGAACGGAATACATCTCGTCCGTTTTGGACGTGCCTGTGAGGACGCACGTAGGCTCGTAGATGGAGTAGTAACGTCCATCATCGCGCTTCTCGCCGTAACGAGCGTTGAGATACGCCGTCGGGTAGTATTCACGCACAACGATTGAGCGAGCATCCGAGTGATCAGGGAGCGTTGATCCAATGGGGATGACGTTGTGCGGCAGATGGATGCGCACAAACGGTCCAGGTGGCGACGCGATATCCACTTCTTCTTCAAGCGCCATGAGCTTGCCTTCAATCTCGCGAAGCTCTTTCTCGTCCTTGGCGTTTGCATACTGCTCGCTAAGCTCCATAATCTCGCGCTGCACGCTTTCAGCAGACTTCGCGCGGTCGGTGTAGCCGTATTCAGCCCATGCGGTGTTAGTTAGCTCTGCCATAGTTACAGCAAGCTCACCGTGCATAGTCATGTTCAGCCCAGGCTTGTGCTGCATAGCGCCAAGCTGATTGACTAGCTTCTCTAGTGTCTGCACGAATGCGCTGTGCTCTTCATTCGCATGCGTAAATTCCACAGTCGGGTTCTTTGCATACACCGCAGGCACTGCGATAGACACATTTGCATAAACGAGGTTCTCAGTCTCAGTCCATGCTTGTCCCTTGCGGATCGCGAAGTAGCGATTGCCGCTTGTGTGTCCGTCACCACCTTCGCGGTGCGCTTGCTGATTGTTATTGTAATAACGAATGGCTTCATCCCATCCGTCCATATGCACCTTGCGTCGCGCGACTTCCGCATCAATACGCGACTTCCACAGCGCGCCGAGCTTCTTCGATACAGGAATCTTCGTCTCTGCATCAATGCGATAAGATGGCTGAAACTCCTGCTCCGGCGGAACCGGCGCAGGCACGCCACTCTCTTGCATCATGCCTTCAATGTTGTCGCTCATGCGTAATGCCTATGCGAACGAGGATCGGGACGGTCTTCATCTTCCTGCTCGTGCCACTGGCGCACTACAGGCGGAACCACTCTTACCAGCTTGCTAGTCCGGCGTCCAGGACTAACTTGACCGCCTAGCATATAGCGAAGTGCATCCATAGCGTGATCGTCTTTATCTACTGTAGTGTCAGTAGATGTGTCAGTGCGGTCACGTCGCCAGCGGTAAGTGTTAAACTCGTCATGCAGAAAGCCTAGCTTGTCCGAGAAGAACAGCTTAGGCGCGCCCATCTCTCCGGTAAATGGGTTAACGCGCGTCTTCTGCAAGCGCACATACTGCATGACATTGACAATACCGGACATGCGTTCATTAGGCGCACGCCGCATGCGAATGCCCCGTTCAGCGAATAGCTGCGCAGGCGCGACTGGCACACCATTCTGCATGCTGTTCTTGCGGAAGATAGCAGGATCAGCGTTAATCTCGTCCATGTTATCACTGCCGCGAATGGCGTTCATACGCTTCACCTGCTCTTGCAGATCGAACGGTGATGTATAGAAGCCATCAGTAATGTAAACATTCTGTTGACTGTCCACCAGTGCATATAGATAGCAGCTAGGCACAGTCAATCCGAGATCGTATGACTCCACTACGTTAAATTGTTCTCCCGCGTCGCGTAGTGCGGATAGGTGTGCGTGTAGATACCGATCACTAACACGGTGGATTGCTGCGTCGTAGTCTTGATAAACGACTCCATCAAAGGCCACCCACTTGCCCAGGAGATACCTGTCCCGCATCTTGCCAGTGTATTTTGCTTCAAGACCGGCGATGAAGTCTGCGGGGAGGTTTTGCGCGTTGTCATATGTTGTCGCCTCGAAGACTTCGATTAGCGGAATAGGGCGGCCTTGCGCATCAAGCACTGGCTGCTGCGTCTCGCGGTCACGCTCGCAGAGCAGGTCGGGGTTGTAGCGTCCAGCTTTGAAGTCGTGATACGGCTTGACAAGCTTATGATACACCCATCCTAGCGACGGGTTAGCAGTAAGCAGCATCATGCGCGGGCCAGTGCTTGGCAGCGTTGGATCACCGTCTTCCGCGCGCTCGACTTGCTGGCGTAGTCGGCCAAGCATGTCGTCAAAGTCTTTCTCACTAATGTCTGGGTCTTCAATCTGGTCAACAACGATTAGACCGTAGTTAGCTGATAGCAGGTTAGATGAGCCTGTGCCGTCTGCGCCAACACTCTGCGATAGATGTGTGAAGTCAACAGTGCTGCCGTTGACAAGGCGAACGCTGCCACTGCGCAGTGTTCCACTCTTGATCCAAGAAGGCGGACACCAGTTGAAAAACTCACGCCCAAGCGTGCGTTCTAGGTTCGCGAACGTGTTGCGCGCGAAGAGCGCACTCATTCCCGGATAAGTCTTTAGCAGCTTCAACGCTTCGATAACGACGCCAGTAGTCTTGCCGTTACCGAAGCCGCCTGCATACATGCGCACCTTAGCGCGGCTTTGATGAAAGCGATCTACTGCACTACCGCTGATTAACTTATAGCGTGGCATGTCACACCGGGATCGCGCTTACGAGTGCTGGAAGCTGCCCAGCAGGCGTAGCGAATGGATAGAAGTCTAGATATGCGAAGTCGCCGATTAGCGGCGCATCACCGGCAGCGTTGTTGCCGAAGCGTGCGGTGTTCAATGCACCTGGCGATCCTGCAAGCGTCTGATTGCTGCCGCCGTTTAGGTTGCCAATCAGCGTTGTGCCATCCCATGTCATGCCGACGCGATAATCTGTGCCAGCAGTGATTGTGCCGAGTGCGGTTGCATCTGTCGGCGTGCCAGCAATCACATTGCCCATCACTACGTTAGTAGTGCCAGCATTGATGCGCATGCGGAAGCGTGCAGCATCCGTGCCATTGTCAATGTTGAATAGCTCTTGCTCTGGAATGCCGGCAGCAGCGTATCGCGTTACGCCAGATGCTACGACTGTCCATACACCAGTAGGCGCAAGCGTAGATAGCACGCTTGTTGCAAGATCAGCGCCAGTTGTCGCGTTGCCACCAGTTGTTAGTGGCAGCACTGGATTAGTCGCGAATAGACGGTTCTCCGTATGCGGCCAGCGAATTGCAATTGTCATGTCAACCGCAGAGCCGCTTGTCAAGCCGAAGCTGATGCTGTTTGCAGGACGTGGTGATGTAACGCCAAGCGTGCGTGATGTGGAGAAGCGTTGCGGCGTGCCTGTTGGCGTGATTGCGGTTGATCCGCTATCGCCTCCTTGCAGGTTGCCGCCAGCAGCTACGCGCTGAATAGTGATGGACAGGTTAGAGAAGTTAGTCGTTGCCCCAGCAACAAGCATCACTTCTGCACTTGTCGTGACTGTCGCAGGGTTCCACGATGTCGTGACAAGCCCACGCGCTTCCATGCCTACATGGATGCGTGTAAAGCTTGCACTAGGCGTGCCAAAGATGCGCAGTTGCACACCAGGACCGCCACCGGGCCATTGATCACTGACTACTTCCCACGTTACGCCAGTCGCGCCGATTGCTGTATTAGTGTCGTCACTAATCCATGTGCTGCCACCCCAGAATGCAGGACCGCTACCTGTGCCAAGTGCGCCAGCAGCGTCGCGAAACACGCCGACTACAGCGCCGGTAGCACGTGGATTGCGATTTACGTTCGTTGTAGCAGGCATGAAGCTAAGCCGCTGCGCGGCGCTACTGTAGCGCTCAGCATTTGCTGCAAACTCTGCCCATCCAGATGCACTAGGCGCAGTTGCTGACGCATCTGTAGGCGTGTGCGTGCGTGCAAGCGTGATGACGCCGCCACCAGCGAGCGCGCCTGGTTGAATGAGGCGAATGCCTAGCGGTGAACCAGCACCGCCACCGCTGCTACCGCCTAGGCGGCGTCCAATGAGCGCGCGCATGTGTGATTATCCTAGATTAGCATATGGCGTCCACGCGGTAGCAGTAAGCCCCGCGGCGAACCACAGATCGCCGTTAGAAGTGTTCTGCACAATCTCACCAGAGAAGAGCGGAACGAGTGAAAGCGTCGCAGGTGCGTCAGCTACACGGCGGTTTGGGCTGGATAGCGGCGGGTCAACCACGTCACCAGGACGCGCTAGATCGGGAACAATGCTCATGTCACCCTCCAATGTCTAGTGATGGTAGAGTAGCATCACGCTTGTCAACGATTTCGATATGCAGCGCTTCCATGCTGCCGTTGCGCTGCGATGCGATCTGCTCCGCAGCTTTGCTTAGCACAGTCTCAGCAGCGCGCAGTGAGATAGCATCAAACTCACTGTCCATATGCGCTTCTAGCTTCTCAGCAGCCTTGCGCTTTGCGCGGATTAGAATGTCCGCTGCTTCGCCAGTGAAGTTCTCACGCACGGCCTGCACTACGTTGCTTTCTAGCGCGCAATACGCAGGCGTGTTGCGAATGCTTGCTACCTGCGGCGCAGGCATGCCGGTTGCTAGACTGATTTCATCATCGCTTAGTCCGCTGAGTGAATACACAAGCACTGCGCTAAGAGCATTAAGCTGCTTAGGCAGTGCCGGAAGATCAACAAGCTTGCGACGGGCGCTGACCACGAGACGCTGCGCTTGCGAGCGCGTAGGGATTTCTACGCGCGTCGCACGCGGCGGGCTCTTCTCTTGCAGCACACGCCCGTCAGGCGTGATGATTACCTCACTCATTGTTCTGCGAACGGCGTGCGTTAGATTGTCCGCGCGGACCGCCGCTGCGCACACGCGAACGCTGTGCAAGTGCTTGCGGACCACGCAGCGAGCCTAGCATAACTTCCTGTGCACGCTGATTGCCCGCACGTGCTGCGTCATTTAGCATTGTAGCAGCATCGTCAGCAGCATTGCCGGTGCTTTGATTATACACTTGTGGACGCGACCAAGGACGCTTTGCAGCAGTTTGCGCAGCAGGCGCTACTTCTGGTGTAACGCGCATAGCACGTGCTGCCATTCCAGCAGCAGGCGCTCCCATTAGCATTGTAGGAAGGCCGAAGAATGCTGGTGATAGCGGATTGTTTGTGCCTTCTGCGCGGGGCATGCGCATCGTTGGGCGCCCGTATGCGTCTAGCTCTTCTGTTTGCGGATCATAGCCCAATCCGCCTGTTTCATCAGGCCGATAACGCTCAGTAGATACAACAGGCATACGCTGATTTGCGCTGCCGCGGCTGCGAGGCGCAAACATGTCTGCACGCGGGTCAAGCGCGGGCTCTTCTGGAATGCGGCCAGAAGGAAACTCACCAGCAGCTCGCGTTGGCGCAACAATAACTGCTTGCGTAGGAAGCGCATCCGCTGGTGTTGCTGCGCTTCCCATTGCACCAGGATTTACACGCATTGCAGGAGCATTGCCAGGATCAGCAGCAAGTTGCGCATCAACGGCTGCTTCTAGCGGATTAGCCGCAACCGCAGGTGCTTCTGGCGTCGAAGGAGGCGGTGTTGGTAGCTCTGCACGATTACGTGTCTGCATGCTGCGCTGCGCTGGACGATCTTCCGCGCCTTCTGTGCTTAGCGAAGTCTCACCACGCGCAATAGCAAGCGACGCGCGGTTGAGGTTCGCCGTGTTAACAGGCAGATTGTTCGCTTGCAGCAAAGCTCGCGCTTGCTCAAGCATTGCTGATGCGCTCATGTTAGTAGCCTCGCTTTCCGCCGCCACCGTTGCCGCTTAGATCAGGCGGGAAGTTTGCAATGGGCGGCGTCATCGCATAGATGCGATCAATGATGTTCGCGTTAACGTATGTAACATCGCCCGCAGTGGTGTTGCGGTTGACTTCTGTCACAGTCTCTACAACGCGCGCACCGCCGCCTGTTAGTGTGTTAAATGGCGTGGCCGCTTGCACACGTGCATACGTCTCTGTCGCATTGCTACCAGGAGCAGCGCCTGTCAGCACACGCATTACACGGCGCACGCCACGCTGTCCAGCACGTCCAAGCGCCATTGCAGCATGATAATCATTGCTGCTACGCCCGAATAGCTGCTGATACGCATTAGGCGTGTTGCCGTATAGCGGCGACCAGCCTGTTACTGTTGGAAGAGTAGTCGCCATCTCTGCATGCTCCTGCTTGACATTGACGCATTTATATGCTATATATTACAAGCGGTGGATGCTTTGCGGTGCATTGCGCATTACTCTGCACGCTTTGCTGTTAGCATTGTGTGTAAACCTACGCACTTACAGTGCTACCCACCCACCGCCCTATTGTATGGACTTTGTCCCTACGGGAGCATCATGTCAAGTGGCAAATGTGCCACAGGGGGCCGAGCGGCAGCGAGGCCCCCTAGCCACTCTCTCCCCTGCTAACCCTCTGAAATAGCTGAGCATTCCTCTCTGCGCATGGACACTGTGGCATTTCTGCCACACTAGCCTGTGGCTTCTATGCCACACTGTGCTCTGGCTGCAGCACTGTTGCTGAATAGCCACAGTATAGAGCTAGTATAGAGAGCGTCATACAATAGCATCTATGCTATAGAGCATGCTCTAATAGAGCATAGCAGTGCTATTAGCGCTGTAATAGCTCGCACTTGCACGCATTCCAGCCTAGTGGCGAGAGCGTTAGCGAAGAGTGTAGGAATTGATATCGCCACACACTATCCACCCACTCACACAAGCCCCCCTTTTGGATTTGCGCATGACGGGGGGAGGGGTGCGCGTGCCATCTCGCTTATCCCCGCCGCGTGCATACGCAAAGCACGCATGCATCATGCGCATAGCAGCCATGCGTTCTAAGACGTATCTCTGTAAATTTTACAAGCGTAGAGTGATGACTGTGATTGATGGATAGAGGGAGTGAGAGAGATGAACGCGCATAATCGGTTTAACGTCATGCTCTACATGCCGCATGGCGGTTACTTCTACGGGTTTCGCACGGCGCAATGCTTCCGCGACACTGCCGCGGATTACGCGCTGGATTGGGAGTATCGCGTAGGCATGCCAGCGCGCGTAATTTCGTGGAGCAGCGGTTACTAGCTCCACGCGATTTGACGTAACGCTTGGATTGTGATACTTTCTAAGCGTTACGTCAGATTGCATCTGGATCAATCCAGACTGCTAGTATGCGCTGGCAATCTCGATTGCTTCAAGCAAGCATCGCTCGCCGCATGGTGCGGCGTGTATTAGGAGAGTGTGAAATGTCGAGCAATGACTGGGGCGCGCGCCTTGTGCGCGAAGCTAAGGGCTTCATGGGCGAAGAGCGCAAGGGCAGCGGCGCCATTGCGCGCTACGTCGCAAAGACTGTCACCCCGTATATCGGCGTTCTCGTTTCGGAAGGCGCTGCCGTGTGGCGTCCTGACAGTGACGAGGCGGTGAAGCAAGTCACGGCGCGCCTTCTTGAAGACGCGAACGTGGCAAGCATCGCGGGCTTGAAGCCGGAAGCCGCGCAGGACGTACGCAACGTTCAAGGCTTCATCCGCCGCGCGGTGAAGCTCTATCGCGCGTGCTGCATTCTCGCTGATCGGCACGAAACCGGCGTTGACTGGAGCAAGCCGGAACCTCTGTTCCCCGTCGCGTGGTTTGTGCCGGAAGGCCGCATCCGCGTAATCAAGTCAAAGTCTGCGCACTTCCTGCCCATGACTGGCAAGGAAGCGCAAGTCATGCGGCTGGAAACCGACGATGATGAGGATGAGACGCATAAGTTCACTGTGAGCGAGAAAGCTATCATCTCGCTCGCATTCCCTGCTGCCGCGCGGGGCACGCCGGAAGAAAGCGGCGAAGCGGCCGAGCTTACCACGCTTTCCGGCGCGGTAGATGCGACTCTGAGCATGCTTGCGAAAGCAGATTACGCCATCTCCGGTGAAGCTTCGCAAGCATTCGTGGCGATGCTTGAAGCCTTCATGGATGCGTCGCCTTCCAATCTCGCGCTCATTGCCGGGCTTGTGGAAGCCCGCGCCAGCAAGCGCGACGCTGAGAGCGTGGCAGCCTGACGCAACACTGTGGCAGGGGATCAAGCATCCCCTGCCACGCTTCGCACGCTTGCTATGCGTAGCAGGCTCGCAAAGCGTGGCAATGTCGCGACGCTGATTTGGGGAGATTGATTTATGCAAAGCAAACCCGACATCGGCAAGCCGGTGACGCTGTATCTAGTCATGGATGTAGCGTTGCCCGATGGCACAATGCCAAGCGCAGAGATGCGCATTCAGGGGCCGCAGGTTATGGTGTATGCCGCCATGACGAGTGCGATTGTTCTATTCGCGCGGCGTGTGGGTGTAGCGCCTGACAAGGTAAGCTACTCGCAAACATGGGAGGACCATGCATGACGCGCCCCCTCTCATACATCGCGCAAGACATCTTGCGTGCATGGCCCAAGCCTAGCCCGTATGCGCTGCCGTATATCCGTGCGATGCACGAATGCAGTGCGATAACGGATAGCTACGGCGCAGACACAGCCGAAAGCGTGGTGCGTTACTTCCTGTCCAATGCACAATCATGGCGTGGCGATGCAGCGCGCGCTATAAAAGCGGAGTTGAACGCGATGCTCCGCGAGTGTGAAGCGCGCAGGAAAGCAAAGCGCTAAGCCTAGCTTTCCTGCCGCAAACCGCCCCGCCTGGATACGTCCGGGCGGGGTATTGTCGTATGACATTTGACACTAGCCGCATTCTATGCTATGTTACACACATAAACTAGCGTTGCGTCAAGCAACCTTGCTTTATGCAAAGCAGCGTTGCTTCACGCAATGATGCGTGGATGTAGGGAGAACCGACATGCTCGACAGAACCAAAGCGTTCCGCATCAATCAAGCACGCTCGCAGGGATGGGGCGAGCGGGCTGAAGCATTCGTAACGTGGCAGGATGATATGGATAAGCACGTTCAGGCGCGCTGCGGCATAGGCATTCATGACCTGCCAGATTGGGATTTCGCAAGCGCATTTGAGCGCGGCGAGAGCGCGAAGGATGCAGCGGAGCGCTTTATTGAGGATTTGTCCGAAGCGCTTGGCATAGATGAATACGATTTCTGATTTACACAAAGCAAAGAGGAGAACTGAGATGAGCAAGAAAGAATTGCCCCGCGTGGGGGATACGGTGTGGGTGCGGGCGGAAGTGACCGAGATTGAGGGCTCCGGTCACATGCTGCCTATCCGTATCTACGACTGGGTGTCGGCATCCGACTGGCGCCCCGACGCCCCCGCCGAGGTCGAGCGCAAGCCGTGGGAGGTGCTGCGCGAGGCGGCAGAAATTATCCAGAAGCGCAGCACCGGGGGAACACCTGCGCTTCTGCGTCAGCACGCAACGATGATGGAGCGCGAGGCCACCACGCCGCCCGATCCGGTGGAGGTGCTACGCGAATACGACCGCGTGCAATCAGAGGCGTGGCCCGGCGGTCCAGAAGAAATGCCGAGTCACCACCCGGGGCTGTCAATTTGGCGCGATGCCCGTCGCGTTCTCGCCGCGCACGACGCGAAAAAGGAGCGCAAGTGATGCGTATAATCTATCTTGGCGGTGATAATGACATGCAATGGCTGCGCACTACGCACTGGCAGAACCTTCCTGCCGATGCGCGATGCGCGCTACTGCATGGCAACGAAGATGCGCCAGAGAAGATCGAAGCATGGCGCAGTGATAACCCCAAGCACCAACAGCCTGCGGATTACACGCTCACGCCTGTTCGCTTTGTGCAGCCCTTTGAAGGAGAGCAGTGACATGCGCATCATCTGCATTGACCGCGCACTCGGCAACACAGCGTGGGTGCAAATCTGCAACCGCGCTGGCGTTAACGAAGTGCTGCGTGTGAAGCTTGTGCATCAACCACAAGGTGTGCAAGCAATCGCGCATCTCGATGGCGACGAAGAGAACCTAGTGCGCGTGATGAATTGCGGCATTCATCGCGTAGTGCTTATCTGGATCGAACACTTCATGCCGCGCTTCAAGCGTGAAGCGCATGGCGCAATCATGGAATGGGAGTGCTGACATGAGCGTCAAGTTTGACCGTGATGTGCCAATCCCCAGCAGCGCAGCAGGAAGACCTCGCAAATCTCCCGCGTGGCATATGCAGCCAGGAGATAGCACAATCATTCCAATAGGACAGCGCCCAGGGTGGCTGGAAATTCTCAAAGCACGAGGACTGCGTGGCATTACACGTTCCGCTAACTGTCCGAGCAAACACGTGCGCATCTGGTGCGTGGAGAAGAAGTCATGAGCGACACGCTTGAACGCATCTACGTGATGGCAATCCGCACGCGCGATGGTGCAGTGTATATCAACGGCGAGCGGTATGTGAATTTCCCGAAGCATCTTATTGTGGAAGACGAGAAGGACAAGCAGGAATGCGAAGCATCATTACAATCACCGCAATCGCGCTGATCACCTCTGCGTGTGAGGCGCCTCCGCGTGAGCCTCCATGCGACACACTGTTCTGCGCACAAGCGCGCTTGGACAGCGTGAACCGAATGCTTGATGCAAGACGCAGTGTGGTGTGTGTCAGCTTTGGACATACACTCGTTTGTGAATAGGAGCAGTCAAGATGACGCGCAAAGATTATAACGCAATCGCGGCAGCGCTTAACAAAGTGCAGCCGTGCAAGGGAATTCCAATGGAGCAACAGACAGCAACACAGCTTGCGTCTGTTGCTGCATGGGAGCAGTGCGTCGAAGCCGTAAGCGGCGCGCTATACGGAACCAATCCATTATACAACGCAAGCAAGTTTCGTGCTGCATGTAAGGGAGAGTGACATGAGCGACACTCCCAAAAATCGGCGCGAGTTGCTTGAATTGTTAAAGCGTGGAATGGCTGAGCGCTTTGCGCATCCAAATCCTAATGCTGCTGCATATGCGTATGATGCGTTTGCCAACATAATGCTGGATAAAATCGAGGCCGCAGGCTGCGTGGTGGTGCCGAGGGAGGCGACGGAGGAGATGTGGCGCGCCGCAGTGGATGCGCCGTTTGAGCATGTGCGCCACATTTACCTTGCCATCCACCGCGCCATGACCGCCGCCAGCCCCTACGCGCCCGAACAGGAGGACAAGTAGCATGGACATGATCACACTTGTCACACTTCTATTCACAATCTGCACAACACAACCATTCTCCAATGAGGATCGGTGCGAGCATGGCCAGGTGCGAGCACCTACATGCGAGATCGCAATCCGTCACGTGCTGCAAGGGCTGCGGCCGACGCAGAATGTTTATTTGCATTCGTGCGTGTGATGCACTCACATGCAAGCTGCATCGCAGCGTAGGGCGCAGGCACATCTCGCGCCGATCAGTCGCCTGCGGGGCCTCCCTGCGGGGCGAACGAACGGACGCAGGGTAGCACACACAAACCGTGGCATGGGTAGTAGCCCGTTACCACTCACATCACCGGCCTGAATAACCATCATTCAGGCCGGTGATGAGGTATCCCCATACCACAATATGCAGGAGAGCGCATGTATGACCCACTCTCATTCACCATTCAGCGCACTTCACGACTATTCGTGCAGCAGTGCGCTGGAGGGTGGATCATTTGGATAGCAGGCACGCCTGCTACTAGATACAACAGCTATTTAATTCTCTACAACAATGGCCGCATCGAGCAGCACACCGATGGTGGTGATGATGACGTGCGGGTCAAAGTTATTCAGGAGGAAGAACACGATGAACAACAGTAACAAGCTAGACGCTTTGCGATATCTGCAAGAGATTAGCGCTCTTGTAGATAAAGCAACTACAGAGCTGGCACGTGCGCGCAAAATGATGCGCTTCCACCTGTTCTTATTCAGTGTGAACGTTATAATGTTCCTGCTGCTTGATGCACCATTTAGCTACATCTGCCTAGGTGCCGCAGCAATTTCTACTGTGCTTATCATAGTGTATGATCAAAGCGTGCGCGCAATTGCGACAACATCTCTGCTCGCATGCAACACTGCGCAGATCACTATCATGCTGCTACCGGATTTGACAGAAGACGGCTAATCTGCTATATTAACCCTTGTCAGCGCGAATGCTGACATCAACGTGGAGAGTGCGTTATGCAAATCAATGAACCGCTGGTCTTCGAGCACAAGCTGCGTGAGCACGTGCGTGCGCAGACGCTGCGCTGCGACGAGTTTGACACGCGCGAGAATGCGCATTCATCTTCGCTTGATTGGGAGTTTACGTATAAGCATGCTGATGGCGGGCTGTGGCATGTCACACCACCATGGCGTTACAAGCTTCACGCAAGCTTCCAAGCTGCGCAGCTTTGCGATGCAGTGACTAACGCATTCAATGCTATCCGTGCGCAGCAGGCTACAAAGACGCTGCCAACGCAGCTTACGTATTCCGGCTTTGCACAAAGCGAGTAATCAGGAGCAACAACAATGACCAATCCAGCAGACACGCTAACGGCACTTGTCGCCAATGCGAATGCAGGCACGGCTCCTAACACTCCTGACGGTGTGCTATGGCATGAGTTTGCTGTAGCACGCACGCTTGCAAGCGCGGCAGACAAGCGCAAGAAGGCGGCGGATAAAGCAATCGCTGCGCATGTAAACAAGACGCTAGGCCAACACGTTGTCTATGACGGAGCACACCTCACGGTTGCATGCAAGACTGTTGAGACACGCGGCCAGCTAAACGAAGACGGCCTTCGTGTTGCAATGCACAAGGCTGGTCTCAAGCACGAGACTATCGAACAGGTCTTGCAAGAAGCGCGCGGTGGTGGCAGCACTATGACTACTTATACCGTGCTGTTCAAGTAACCGCACCACCTGCGAAGGATACAAGACGCAGCTTTGCTGTGCGTGTGAACGCGACACCCCACACGCGGGGGCAGCGCTAGCGCGAAAGCTTGCACACACTAGCCGCTCTCCCTGGGCAGTGTGCATCCCCGCTTTATATCCGGGGCCTTCGCACCTTTGCATTGCGCAACACAGAAAGGATGTTGATATGGATTACATCAAAGCGACCGCCGCCGCGGCGGCGTGTTTACTACTTGTGTTGGTGGTGGTGTTCGCACTAGCAATCGTATTAGCAGTGATTACGCAGCCAATCGCATCATACGAATGCCGCGCAAAATACTCAGGCGTCGCAGTAGGTGTAAGCACTGAGTATTCAATCTTCTCCGGCTGCATCATCAACATGCCCGATGGCAGGCGCATTCCTGCTTCGGCATTTCGGGAGGTTAAGTAAATGAGTGACGAAACACCAATGACGGCAGAAGAGTTTGCCAAGCGGCGTCACGCAGAGACGCTTGACGGATTGCTAGAACAGTATCGCATGTTCCATGATACTGTAGAGAATACGCCAGTGCATATAGATGAAATGGAGTATGCACATCAGCGCATTCTGCACGGCGCAATCGGTCTAAGCACCGAAGCAGCAGAGCTTCTTGATATCTTCAAGAAGCATCTATACGGAAAGCAGAAGCCGTTTACTACTGAGACTGCTGCACATCTCCGTGAAGAAATCGGCGACGCATTCTTCTATCTCTTCCTCATAATGAAAGTCATGGGCTACGAGTTTGAAGACATGCTTAGTGATAACATCACCAAGCTTAGCAAGCGTTACAGCAAGGGAGCAGAATGATGAAAGAGCTTAATGACGCAATGGCGCATCTTGGCCTAGCTGACCGCTGGACCGCCGAGGTTATTGAATTGCACGCCAACGTAGATGGTCATCATATGATGGTGCCCATCACTGCGTTTATTCATCGTGATCGTGGCATCGCATTTGGACATGCTAATAGCTTCGACGGTAAGGATGATCCACTTGGATTGTTCACCACAGATATCATCCACGTTCCATCACGCAAGCGCATGCTTACGGTTGCCGCGCGGCTTGACGATGCGGCGTCTATTGCACTAATTATCGCATCACTCGCACCATGGCAGCAGCACGAGGACGCAGAACTACTGTTAAGCACGGACAAGAACCTACTCATGGCAGTGCTCGCACTCATGCGCAAAGAGTTTACGCTTGTCGTGTCAGGATCACGAAATGAAAAGCGCCTATACGAACGTGCATCTGCCGTGGCGCGCGCATCGCAAAGCCCCGCTGGCAACGCATGACTACGCGCATCTAGCGCATGCGCAGACAATCGCCGCATCTTCGCCAGTATCACGCTGGCGCATGGGCGCGGTGATTGCAAAGCGTGAGTGTGTGCTTGTAAAGAGCAGCAACCTGCCACATGCACACGCAGTGCAGCGACGTTGGCACAAGCTCACTACACACACTCACGCAGAAATTGCTTGTTTAATCAAGTCACGGCCAGACGATATTGCAGATGCAACGCTATACGTAAGCAGAGAAACAAGAACCGGGCAGCCATCCTGCACCTATCCATGCGCAGCGTGCTACGCTGCCATACTCACCACACGCCTGCGTTATGTAGTCTGCTATGACGAGCAACATCAGCCAGTCAAGCTTGACTTACGCAGCCCCGTGTTATAGTATATAAGCCTGCTGCATGGAGAAGTCATGGCCGATGTTATTCGACTACCACCACGCACATTGCGTGGCACACTCAATGGCGCCAAGTGGGAAGTTAAGTATGTCCCGCATACTGGCAAGCATACATGGTGCATCGAAATCCCGCGCGAACCGTTGATGATTGCAGACAGTGCGGCGACTGCGCATGACGCGCAGCAAGCAGCACTCGCTGCTATTCGCGCATTCCAGAAGAACGGGAAATGAAAGACACACCGTTCAGCCGTCAGCTATTCATTGACATGAGCGTTGCTGAGCAAGACGCATTCCTTGCAGGAGTGCGCGAGCGCAGGCTTACGTCATTACGCAAGTATGAGGATATGCAACGTGCGAAGAAGTTAGCGAAGGACGAAGCTGCCCGCGCGAAGATTGACAAGCTTGTCGAACGCTTCGAGAAGCAGCTTGCTGCTGTAGATAAAGCATACGAGAAGCTAGAGAAGATCGCGCTGGATATGCAAGTGCTCGGACAATTCTTGGAGCAGGAGGCTGAGAGTGGGACCAATCTCTCTTAAGATCGCAGCATACCGCAAGGACGGCGGCGATCCACGACTGTGCGAAATCCTCTACATGATCGGTGAGAAACAAGTCGCGCTTAATCAAGCGATGACGCAGATTGCTAATCAGTTTGCAGAGCTGGCGCGGCTGATGAACATGCAATCAACGGTGATGAATAACCTAGTCGCAAGTGAGACTGCTAAGCGTGCGCGCATGACTGGCATTAGCGTTGCCGCCGATCCAATCCTATCAGGAGAAGCAGATGCGGATAATCTACCGCCTAGCCCGGGTCGATGATCGGCATCTGCCGACATTCGACTTCACTAAGCTAAGTGCGATCAACACGTGTCCCACATGGGGCATCATGCGCTACACGCACCATAAGACTATGAGCTATGGCGGGCGTGCTATGGCACTAGAAGCAGGCAAGCTGTTGCATGATTGCTTTAGCGTAGTGCGCTTGTATCAGCTTGGCATTGTGCAAGAGCTTCCACATCTCATGCACTACCATGGCGTGCGCTTGTTTGGTGCGGATCGCTGGAATGAAATCTACAGTGATAGTGACAGCGATGAACACTCGCGTGCGGCAACACGCCTATGCTGGCGCGTCATGGAGACAGCTAATTGGGTAGATGATCCAGACGACAAGAAGCGCACGTATGCTGCGATGGAAAGCTGCATTGCGTATTACTGCCAGCGATGGGACTTCAAGCGTTATCCAGTATGGGTGCGTGATGCTGCCGATCCGAAGGCGGATGTCGGGATTGAAATCCCGTTTGATGTTGTAGTGACTATTGAGAACACAGACGAGGTTCCATACGCGACTAGTATTGATGGTGAAGCATGCTATCCAATGGTGCAATTCCGCCTAACCGGTCGTATTGATGGACTACACGTGGACAAGGACGGCGCGCTTATTCTACAAGAGAACAAGACTGGCAAGGTGGATAACGTCTGGCGCCGTGCGATTGAAATGTCGCATCAGCCAACAGGCTACTGCGTAGCTGCGTCTGCGTTCACTGGTGAGCACGTCTCGCGTGGACTGATGATCGGATTATCACTGCCGCTTGGCAAGAGTGTTGTTGACAGCGTAGCATATCAACCGATCGAACGCCCGCAGCACATGTTTGACACATGGGCCAGATGGGTGTATCATACTGTTGAGTTGCATGAGCAATACGTAGGCGATGTGCGTAAAGCGCCTCGCTATACGCATAGCTGCAATCGCTACTTCCGCCCGTGTTCCCTGCTACCATTCTGCACAGCTGATGCGGACGAACAGCAGTGGATCATGGCGGACATGCACACGGATGAATGGTCGCCACTAGGAGAAGAAGCTGGTGAATGAAATCACACTAGGGCAAGCAACAGTCACACCGCTTACACAGAAGCGTGAGCGCATGACTATGCTTCTGTGGGGTAAACCTGCGTGCGGCAAGACAGTCTTTGCGTCAACGGCGCCAGGAAAAAAGTTAATCCTACTATTCGATCCGAACGGCACTGCGTCTATTCGCAAGCGCGATGATATCCTTGTCGTTGATCTATCCACGTATCCACTAAACAAGCTACAAGACTTTCGACAAGGCACGTCATTCGAGCGTGATCTAGTGCAGCTTATTCGTGACGAGAAGATTGAGACTGTCGTGCTAGACAGCCTCACGTCATTCTCGCAGCTTGCGCTAGAGTATGCAATCAAGCATCCGACTAGCAGCGGTAAGGAGTTTAAGGCATCGCTAGAGATGCCCGGGCTCAAGGCATACGGCACTCGCACTAGCGCAATCATCGCGCTATGCCTGATGGTAGAGATGGCTGCGCGCAGTAACAACGCGCACCTAATCTACATTGCGCATGACAAGGAGGAGTATAACGACAAGGGTGAAGTCGAGGAGATTACCATCTCACTGCGCGGACAGGCAAGCGAAGCTGTGCCTCCGCGCATTAGTGAAATCTGGCGCATCGAAGATGATGGCAAGCAGCGCTGGATTTACGTGCGCAACCATGGCAAGTTTAAGCCCATGCGCACACGCATGTTCGCAACGCCTGACGGCATTACAAGGATGAAGCTTACCTATGACCAAGACAAGCAGCAAGGCACCACGCTCGAAGCGCTCTACCAAGCGTGGGAAGCAAATGGCTTCGACAAGCTTACTCTCCCCGCGAGTTAGTTCTACGCAGCGAGCAGAAGACAAAGCTCTGCGTGCTTGCCGCAACAGTATTACAGAGATGATTAACTGCCTTGCTACAGCAGAGGCGCACATGTTTGACGCAATGGACGCGCTTGCTAGCACTCGCCACGAATGGCGAGGCAAGGCGATCATCGAGGCATTCGACGGCTTTGTGCAGACGAACGATTTGCGCAACGCAATTGACCGCATCATGGATGATGTAATCGAACAACGCGTTTACATCAACCCCACTTTCACGCGCCCCAAGGGCTAGTAGCCCGGCGCTGGAAGGCACGCTAGATGTAGCGGTTGCGTCTAGCGCGTCACTATGCTACAACCGCGGTTCCTCTAGAGGGAAGAAGGTAATACAATGGCTGAAGATATCTCACCAGTATTTGAGTTTGAGACTGACATTAACGACGCGGCACCACCGCCGCCGCTGCCGGAAGCGGAGTATCCTGCTACGGTGCAGGCCGTCGAGATGACGAAGAACAAGAAGGGGCAGCCTATGGCTGTCATCTCTCTTCTTATCTCCGCATCTGCTTATCCGCCTGACTTCGCGGATGGCGATCCTGATGGCACGGTGCTGCGTGACTATCGGACAGTGCACACTGAGCGTCGTCTGCTGTATCTAAACAAGCAGACGATGAACGCCTATGGGGTCCGCATCAAGCGCCGTGGCGATGGCACCTCCTCCATTGACATGAACGACCTACAGGGTCAGGACGTGCTTGTTACGGTAAAGCATGGCGAGTATCAGGGCCGGACCACTGTCGGCGTCGGCAGCGTCCGCCCCCGGTAAAAATCAGCGCGGCAGCCTCACATTTCTATTGACGCTGCCGCGCTCTCTTACTATGTTCAACCCACGGCACGAACGCCGCTGATATGAAGGAACAGACTACCATGGCTCGCACTCCCAAGGCTGCCGCTGACGGCACTCCCGCCAAGCCCGCTCGTCCTGCCGGTCCTCTCACTGTCTTCGCCATCCTTCGCGAAGGCGCCGACAAGGCGGCCATCAAGGCGTCCATCGCCAAGGTGACGACCAACAAGGCGGAGCTTTTCAAGCTTCTCTCTAATGAGGACGCTGGCGCCTCTTTCATCTCGTTCACTGTCGAGCGCGGCAAGCGTGGCAGCAAGGATGAAGTGTCGGTTGACTAACGCGCGCAAGTCGCATACGCCTCTGCTTTGTGAAATGCAAAGCATGTCTCTGGGGTTTGACTAGATCAAACGTGTGCGACTAGTTACACAGTGCTAGCTGAACCGTCCGCCGGAGGCTAGCACATGTGGAGAGAGGCGAGTGGTCGCAACACTCGCCTCTCTTTTTACGCACATTTGTCATACGAATTTGGAGGCATCCTAGTGGCAGCGAAGCTCCACCTGGCAATCCCGCATCCAGTGCCGCAAGGACACAGGCGCGGGCTAGAAGGCTATGAGCATGCAGGCAAGGTTGCATCTGTTCGCATGACAGTGGATGACTACGTGCTGCTTGCAGAAGAAGCAGCAGAATACGGCATGACACCATCGGCGCTAATGCGCTGGATCACCATGCACGCAGTGCAACAGCTGCGACAGCAGCGAACACATGAGAAGATTGAGGTAACACCATGAGCGATGTGACGCTTGAGATGCTTGATGAAAAGCAGCGAGAGGCAGTAGATCGCTGCCTAGATACTAACCGCCGCTGCGTTGCAGTTACAGGCGAAGCTGGAAGCGGTAAGACGACTATCATCAAGTTTGTGTATCAGGCGCTGACAGAAGCGGGTTACAGCGTTGCACTATGCGCGCCTACAGGCAAGGCTGCCAAGCGCATCCGCGAAGCTACTGGCATCTTCGCGCAGACTATGCACAAGCTGCTAGAGTTTACCGCTCCTACGGACATTGATCCGAAGACTGGTCGCCCATACGGGCGCACATTCCCACGCCGTGATGCGCAAAACAAGCTTGACGTTGATGTAATCATCGGCGACGAGTATGCGATGGTTAACCGCGATATGCACAAGTGCATGATCGAAGCCATGCCTTCCGGCTCTCGCCTACTCGCATTCGGTGATGACCAGCAGCTTCCTCCCATCGAAGATGGCAAGACGGAATACAAAAACGGCAAGCCCGTATCCGCATTCAGCTTGCTGATTGACAAGTTTGGTGTGCGCCTCGGCGCATCGCATCGCCAAAGCGAAGGCAGTGATGTGTTGTTCAATGCACATCGCATTCGCGCTGGCATGATGGTGCAGGCGCGTGATAAGTTTCGCGTTGTCACCACGGATGATCTAGTTAACAAGGTGCTGCAAGCGTGCGGTGACATTGACGTAGCATCCATGCACAATCAAATTCTCACGCCAGCCAATCGCTCCTGGATTGGAACGCAAGCGCTGAACAATTCCATTCAAGCATTCTTGTGGGCAGATCGTGACGAGCAGCCGACATACAAACCTATGCGCTGGAAGAATGAAAAGACTGGTAAGGGCGCACCGCCCATCGTGCTAGGCGTCGGCGACAAGGTAATCATCACACGCAACTGTTACGATATTGAATGCAGTGATGGCACGAAGGGCGTGTATAATGGCGAGATGGGCATCGTTAAAGAGATTACCGAGCTCGAAGAAATCGTGCTTGATCTAGGTGATCGCATTGCGACTATGCCTTACGCAATGGAAGTTGCAATCGAAGGGCGCGTGTATATCAACTATCCGCACCGCGACATTGATCTAGGCTACGCCATTACAACGCACAAGGCACAGGGCAGTGAGTTTGAGCATGTCATCGTCGTGCTAGGCAAGAGCGTATTCGGCATGCTCAATCGTCGTAATCTATACACAGCAGTCACGCGTGCGCGCGAGAGTGTGCAGATTGTGACTGATCGCGTAGGACTAGCAACAGCTATTCGTCAAGCAGAACAGAAGGAGTGGTAATATGCCTAAGCTAATCCTACTCAACGGTCCTCCACGCAGCGGCAAGGATGAATGCGCAAAGCATCTATTCAAGCTACCGCTGACCAAACATCGCGCCGGAATGTTCCCTCATTGGTTCCGCATGTCGCAGCCTATCAAGGATGCAGTTAAAGTGATGTGGGACATGACGAGTGAAGAAGTCGCGCTGCTAGAGAAGCACAAGGAGAAGGAGCAGAAAGGCTTTGCAGGCAAGAGTTATCGCCAAGTGCAGATCAGCCTATCCGAAGACTGGATGAAGCAGCAATTCGGCCCACGCATCTTTGGCGAGTTAGCGCTGCGTCGTATCAAGAAGAGCATCGCAGAAGTATTCGTATGTTCCGACTGCGGCTTTCCAGAAGAAGTCGTCCCGCTGTTTGAGATGTTCAGCAAGGATGACATTCTACTCGTCAAGCTGCATCGTCCTGGATACACGTTCGCAGGAGATAGCCGCAGCTACATTCGCATTCCTGGCGTGCGTGAAGTGCATGTGCAGAATGACAGCACGCTAGGTCATCTAACAATGCAAGTCGAAACTCTCGTGCGAGCATGGGTGAATGGCGAAGCTGAGTGACATTAACCGCACACTGCGCGAACGGTGTGCGGCAATGGGCCTCGAATGGCAATGCCTCGGTGATGGTGATACGAATAGCAAGCTAGTCATCATCAGCGAGGCGCCCGGCCGTCGCGAGTGTGAGATGAAAATCCCACTTGTCGGCGGCAGTGGGCAATATCTATGGAAAGCGCTAGAACGCTTCGGCATTCGTCGCAGCCAATGCTACGTGACGAACGTTTGCAAGCGCTTTCTACTAGATGATGGTGGAGGCATCAGCAAGAATGAGCTATCGCACTGGCGCGCGCTACTCGAATGGGAGTTATCGCAGTTGCCTAATGCGCAGCACTTCTTGCTGCTCGGCGGTAGTGCTATCGAAACTCTCACTGGACACACAGGCGTCGAGAAGTGGCGCGGCAGTGTATTCAACGTCGAAGGGCGCACGTTTACTTGCAGCTATAATCCTGCCAACCTACTGCGAAAGCCAGACCTGGGACCCATCTTTGCACTCGATTGCAGTAAGTGGGACATGTGCATCCGCGGAGTATGGAAAGAGCACGCCATTCACGCAATCATCAACCCTTCACCAGCTGATGCAATCGCGTTCTGCGAGAGACTCAGTAGCGAAGGCGCTCCTATCAGTGTGGATATCGAAGTTAAAGACAACGAAACCGCCTGCATCGGACTAGCGAACAACGCACACGAAGGCATGTGCATTAACTTCCGTAGTCTCAAAGATAACCGCTTCACTGTGCGTGAAGAGGCGCAAGTGCGCATCGCTATTCAGCGCGCGCTGCGTCATCCGAAGGCTCGGCTGATTATGCAGAACGGCGCATTCGACTTGTCCTGGCTTTGGTATAAGGATCGCATTCGATGCAAGGCGCTGTGGATGGATACACTACTTGCACATCATGCGCTGTTCCCCACATGGCCGCACAATCTAGGCTTCCTCACTGCGCAATATACGACGCATCCATTCTACAAAGACGAGAAGACCAGTTGGCAAGAAGGTGGCGACATTGACTCGTTCTGGTCGTATAACGTTAAGGATGCGTGCATCACATGGGAAGTAGCGCGTAAGCTAGAGCTAGAGCTAAAGCAGCGTGGCATGCATAGCTTCTACCATGGGCATGTTATGCAGCTACAACCGTATCTTGTGCAAAGCACGGTGCTTGGTAACGCAGTTGACTTGGTGATGAAAGCTGCGCTAGAAGAGCAATACGGTGCTGATGTGGAGAAGAAGCGTCTGCGTGTGCAGGAGCTTGCGCGCATTGCCACTGACGATCCCGCACTAGAGCTAAATCCGAATAGCCCTAAGCAGATGGCAGAAGTGTTGTTCAAGAAGCTGCGCTTGCAAGGCAAGACAACTAGCACAGACAAAGCTAACCGCGCATTCATGCTTGCTAATCCGCGCACACCGGAACCTGCCCGGCAATTGCTTATCGCGATCAATGAGTATCTCACAGAACACAAGCTATACAGCGTATACATCACAGCGAAGGTGGATGAAGATGGGCGCATGAGAAGCGATTACAAGCAATTCGGCACGCAGTTTGTGCCCGGCCGCCTATCCTCTAGCAGCACGCTATGGGGCAGCGGCGCTAATCTACAAAACCAACCTGAACGGCTGAGAGGCATGTTCATTGCAGATAGGATGACATTCGATGAGTGACCGCACCGCATCACGCGCTACTGTGCGTGACGAGCTTGTAGCAAAGCTAGATCGCATCGTTAGTGACACGCCTAGCGCGCCTAATGAAGCAACGCAAGCATTCGTTGAGCAGATGAATGCGCTGCTTACAGACGCTACGCGCTTCGCAGAAGAGATGCGCACAGCGCTGCGCCTCGGCGTAGGCGTGCCGCCTGAGCGCATTGATGCCCACATCACAGAAGTGCTAGAGCGTCTTGTGCGCCTAGCAGAAGCTGCGAAGGCGATGCGGCAATAATGCCTGAAGAAAGTCTTGTCTATGTCTACTTCGACGGTGCGCAGGCAGAAGCTCGTATCGTCGGATGGGAAGCGCGCATTGACAAGTGGAAGGAGCAGTTTGAACGTGCAAGACTTAACCCAGGATCATACGACGCTCACATTGCGCTTGCAAGCGACATGTTTGGAGTGCGGTATGAAGATGTCCCGAAGCATGACTATGAACCTGACGGTTCCCTTACACTACGAGCAATCTCTAAGCGCTGCCGACACGGACTTAATTATCGAATGCAAGCCGCGAAGCTTGCCGAGGTCACAAAGCTGTCCTTGGCTAAAGCTACGGATGCATGGCATGCTTACCATCGAACCACCCCAGAATTGCGAAAGTGGTGGGATGATATCATCGCAGAAGTGCGCCAGCATAGAAAGCTAATCACATGCAAAGGGCGCGTGATGCCGTTCTACGGTCATGCGATTGACGAAGAGCTATTCGATAGCATCATCGCATTCAAGCCGCAAAGCACGCTTGGCGATCACGTGTGTGAAGTGCAGTGGAAGGCGCAAGCTGATGATGACTGGCCTCGCTACGCGCGCATTCCGTATAACAATCACGACAGTCTCACTGCGATGTGCCGTGAGCGCGACGTTAAGACTATCGCACGAATCATGCGCAAGTATATGGAAGCACCGCTTTACATTCACGGCGAACCGTTAATCATCCCTAGCGACTTCAAAGTCAGCTATCCAGATGCAGAAGGAGTGCACCGATGGAGCAATCTCAAGAAATTAGTGCTGGATTAACGCTATGCTGACCCGCCGTCTATTCTCTCTAGCAGCACCAGCGTTAATCCTAACGCCTGGCGTTGTGATGCCTGTTAAGCCGTTTTCACGCGAACACATCGTATTCACAGATGAATATCACTATCAGCCTGTAACGCTGTATCACACCGACACAGGTATTATGGGGCATCTCACGTTTGAAACGTGGTATAGGCGTGTTTATGTTAAGCGCGTTTACAGCGAGGACATGCGGCGCTTGATCAAGCGCGAAGTGATTAGCGAAGGTCCGACACTTCCGTTCAAGGACCAGTATATCAAAGAGAATTGGCGAATGCACGGTGGTGTGTATGTTCCGCGAAGCAGCTAAGGAAGGCACCTTCCTAGACGCATACATGCAGCATCTAGACCCGCTAGAGACGCCACGCGCGTATGATTTCTGGACGGGCATGTGGATGTTGTCTAATGCTGTAGGAAGGCGCCTTGTCATCAACCGTCCGCGTGCGCCTGTCTTTCTGAATACGTATATCATCCTCGTAGCAGAGGCAGGCACAACTCGGAAGAGCACAGCAGTGCGGATTGCTACTAGCATTCTGCAAGACGCAGGCATGTTGGAACATGCGCACCTAGTCACAAGCTCTAGCAACAAGGCAGCGATGGATGAAGGACTTTCAAAGCTTACAGCAGATGGCAATGATGCGCAGCTTTGCATCAGCGTTAGCGAACTCGTCTCGTTCATGGGTAAAGAGGTTCATGCAATCTCCACCCCAGGCTATCTTACAGACATTTATGACTGTCCGAGTGAACGTGTGGTCGAACGGGCAGTTGGAGCTAAGAGAATTTCAAATCTCTACCCAACCTTACTTAGCGCCAGCACCCCTAGTTGGCTCGTTAGAGCTATCAATCCAGACGTTATCGAAGGTGGCTTTACAAGTCGTTGCCTCTTCATCTGGGAAGAACAGCCTAAGCGGCGAGTAGCATGGCCGCAAGAGAATGCGCTTGCAGGCATGCTACGTGGGCAGATGTTTAGTGAATTAAAGCGAGTGCGCGAGCTTGCGAATAAGCACAACGCACGTGGCATTGGCATTACGAAGAATGCACTTGCACGCTTCGTGCAGTGGTATGAGGATCGCGAGCTAGTAGTTAACAACTCATTCCTAGCGAGCTTCCAAGCGCGTGAAGATCACCACGTCCTGCGCGCTGCGGGCTTGCTTGCATGCAACGATTGCTCATTCATGATCGACCATCATCACATTGGACACGCGATTAAGCTAATCACTAGCGCACGCGACAAAGCTAGTCACATCTTCGCTCCGCCAGAAGCAGATCACACGCGACTAGCTACAGGCATCGAGCGTGTGCGAGCAGTCATTCACGAAGCAGGCGAGCTAGGTGTGCAGCGCACACGCATCTTGTATGCCACACGCCGCTATGTTAGCGTGCGCGAGCTTAACTATGTACTGCAACTAATGCACGATCTAGGCATGATCCGTGTGTTTGAAGAAAGCACACGCGGACGCAAAGCAACGATTTACCGCCGCACAGACAAGCTAAACAGCCGCGCGGCATTCGAGGCGCTGCTAGATGGAGTGAAGCAGGAATGAGTGAGAAGCGCACAGCACGTCTGTCTGTCATGGAGAAGGCTATCGTGCGTGAATTACGCACTGCGCCATTCTTGACACACGACGAGTTACGTGATAGATTATATCCCAAGTCGCCGCCACATGCGACTAATCCCAAGCGGATTATTAACGTCCTTATCATGCGCGTGCGGAAGAAGCGTGGTAAGGATTACATAAAACACGTAACTGGTTTTAGCATCAACGAAGAGGAGAGAAAGCGATGAGCGCGGATACGAGCCGGGAGGCTGTGGAGCGGTTGGCGGCGACATTGAAAGAAGCCGCAGCTTTCGATGCGCAGAATGAACTTCAAGTGCGTGCGAAATGGAATGCAGGGCTGGCCGACACTCTTTTCGCCCTGCTCGCCCGCGCCGAGAAGGCGGAGGCGGAGCGCGACGCAGCGGCGCAGGAGATGCGGGAGGCGTGTGCGGCGTGGCATGACGAGCAGGCGCGCATCGCCGACGAAGAGATGTGCCACGCCGATTGCCCTGCGCATGGCTTTGAAATGTGGCAAGACACGCGCGAGCATCACGAAGAAAGTGCCATTGCCCTCCGCGCCCTTCCGCTGCGTGGGGAGGCCGGGCGATGAGTGACCCGGAGAAGCTGCGCGCACGCCGCGAGCGCCGCCGCGAGATCATGGCGGAGATGGAAAACGAGACCGACGGATGCACGGCGGGTAGCTTGGCCGTCGATTTCGTCTTGGACGTTCTTTCCGAGGCGCTTGGCGATCCTGCGTGGACCATCTGCGACGGCAGCGAGACTTGGGACGGAGACGTGGCGGGCAGCGTCTATTCCCTGTTGTACGCGGCTGGAGTGATTGACGAGGAGACCGGCGAGACGGCCATGCAGCGCGCCGCCGCCCTCCGCGCGCGGCTCGCGGAGATGGAGGGGCGCGATGCGTAAAGCAATCACGCCGCCGTCCATGTTCCATTAGGCGCACTTGCAATCCATGCAGATGCGCCCATCGCGTTGACAGTGATAGATGCCCCAATTGCATTCGCCTCTAGATAGCCGCCGCTGCTGCTTACAGTAGTAGGATTAAGGCGAATAGTCACGCCCGCAGGCGCACGAATGCGCAGCGTCTGCGCCGCCGTCACCACGAACTCAAAGCGGCCCGTGGAGACGGTCGGCGGTAGCGTCAACTCCACAAGGCCCGTAGCACCTGTGTTGTTGATCACTTCGTTGTTGTCAGTGAGCGCCAGCGTGCGGCTGGTGGTGATCGCCTCATGGCGTCGCGGCATCACAAGAGCGATATCGCGCGTGTCGCTCCAGCCCGCGTTGATGGGCGTGGCCACGTCATCATAGTTGTTCGGGCCGATGATCACGCGCGTGGCATTCGTGCCGCTCGCGTTCACGCCGGTCGTGCCAGTCGCGCCCGCCGCGCGGGTGAAGGTGTTGCCCGACACTTCGATTTGCGAAGCGTTGTTCACCG